TTCAAATCCAAAAAGAAAAAAGAGGAGGAATCAACTCCATTACCTGTTTTGTGTAGCACATACTGTGTAGTATGGAACAGCGAAGAAGAGATTGAAAATAATCCTAGTCAGGGTTTATATACAGACTTTGTGCCTATCATTTTTGATGTCACAAAAGTGTCTGCAATCCAAGCCGATGTTGAATTTAGAAATGATGGTACGGCATCAGTTGGATCACGAACATTAATATATCTATTGGGTTCGGAAGAACCTCTTATAATAGATTGTCCATATAAAACTTTTGTTGAGACATTCACACTTTTAAAATCAAACGAAGCTTATAATAATGCAAACCACTAAGTACGGTAAAAACATTCTGATCACAGAGTGTGACACAAAGGATAAATTTCTTATGATTTCTGATGTCCATTGGGACAACCCTAAATGCAAAAGAGATACATTAAAAAAACATTTAGACGATGCCGTTAAAGACGGAGCTTGGATTGTTATTAATGGAGACTTCTTCTGTCTAATGCAGGGTAAATATGATCCTCGTAGAAATAAAAAAGATATTCTTCCTGAACATAATGTACACAACTATCTTGATGCTGTAATTGAAGATGCTGTTGATTGGTGGTCACCTTATGCAAAATATATCTTATGGATTGGATACGGAAACCACGAGACTGCAATTATCAAAAATACAGAAACAGATCCTCTTCAACGCTTTGTTGACTTATTAAATTATAAGAATAAAACTAGCGTGCAAGTTGGAGGTTATGGTGGTTGGTGGAAGCTGCAGGTTCAACATAAGAAACACGCTACATTTGCGTTCAATGTAAAATATTACCACGGTACTGGTGGAGGTGGAGCTGTAACAAAAGGAGTGATTCAGAATAACCGTATGGGTGTTATGATCGCAGGAGCAGACTGTATTTGGATGGGACATGTTCACGAGTTGTACCACGTTATAGATGGGCAAGAATCTTTGGAACATCACTCTAAGAGAGGTTATTTTATTAAACATAAGTATGTTCATCATATCAGAACTGCGGCATACAAAGAAGAATATGGAGCAGGTGATTTTGGATACCATGTTGAGAAGGGAAGACCTCCTAAGCCGATTGGTGGGTACATTCTGTCATTTGATACTGCCTATGAGACAGACAATGGTAGAGAGGCAATATTGTTGCTCCCTACGTTTACACAAGTAAGAGATCACTAACAAAAAATGGGGACCGTTGTCCCCACTTTCTGCACACAAATAAAAAACACACATTATAGGACCAGAACAGTCCTGTACAAAAGTATCTTAATTATACACACGAAAAAAACATTATATGAAGTATTTGAATTATTTACCTGTTATTTTAAATGATGGAAATCATTTAGTTACCGGTGTAAATGTAGGTGAAGCGAGAATACATATGTCGCTTCATCAAAATGGTCAAGACGCAGAGTATTGGACAAATATTGATTGCACAGTACACTCTGATTATTTAACTTGGAAAAAGGGAGATAGTGTATTTATTAAGTATAATGAAATTCGAGAAGTGTGTGGTGTATACGGATCATCAAATAGAATTATATTTGATGATAATGCAAAAATTCATCTTGTAAATCCAGAATATGTTTATCTTACAATTCGTGATGGGGAAATTATTGTTCCTGATGGATTCTCTTTAGTCCTTCCAGCTTTACAAGAAAAAAAGAAAAGTGAGTTTGTGATTACAATTGATAAGGACGAGGAAGATATATTTGAAAAAGATGTGTGGAGAATAATAAAAGTTGGTGGCCCAAGTCCTAAAAAAGAACTTGCTTTTGGCACTGACGCTATTCCTCAGGAGGGATGGTATGTTAAAGTAAGAAAAGATCGTGGCGTTCCTCTAGAGGCTCACTTAAATAAAAAACTTAACGAGAGATATTTTTTAATTAGACACAATGAGGTGATGGGCTATGAAATTCGATAATACTGAATTTGAGAAATTAAAATATCCTATCCATAAGATACCTATGGATCAACCGGTTCTATTTGAATTTTCAGACCTGTCTAAATTTTCTGTAGTTTTCTCGGCAAATGATTTACCAAAGCAATTAGATCCTGATATTGTTTTAAGGTATTTAATATTTATGTATGACTTAGGATCTCCTGGACAGGGTATACCTGACTTAAAGAGAAGAAAGACATGGGCTATGCAATGTCTTAATATTGAACCTCCATATCCAAAGCATATTACTGATATGTTATCTTGGAAAATTAAAGGGGTAAACAGAAGGGCAATTTATTTCTTACTACTTATGGGTGGTGAGCAATACATGGTGTGGAAATCTGCTGAGGAAGCCCTATTACGTTATACTGAATTAGAAATTAAATTAGAAGCGGAGGATGAAGCAGCTCAAGCTAAAATTGTCCAAGCTGAAAAGACTCGAAGAGAGATTATTAACATGACCATGAGTCAAATTACAGCTTCTAAGAATCAATTTTTACAGGGAGAAAAGAGTAAGGATCTTGATGATGAGTTGACTGAGTTTACTTTGCTCGATTCGCTAGGCATTAGGCCCGAAGAATATATTCGTGAATTTCAAGATAAAGGGGATGTATTTCCTGAAATAGATGCGTGATAGTAAGTACCCATATCAAATAGCCGACTCGTCTGTATTTTTAAATACGGATGATGAGGACTTGTTTAAAATTGAAATACCCGTTCCAACTCCTGATCAATATTATAATCTTCCATATGAGGAGGCTATAAAAAAAATAGATGGCTACGGATCCTCTCCAGATAAGCAGAGATTTCAATATCAAGAGATGCCTTCTAAATTAAAGGATATTGAGGCTGTAATTAGAAAGAAGAAGCAAATTAAACCGAAAGATGTAGTACGTCTTGAGGATATAGATGAGGAGTTGTTTAGTAATGCGGCATATTACTCAAAAGAAATCATCTGGATCAAGAAACAAATAAGAAGACATTACAAGGGATATTTCTTTTTTAATAATGGCAAACCTACGTATATACCAGGATGTATGTATACGTACTTAAATTTCTGGCCAATTGGTAATCCTAAAAATAAAGATGGATTACCTGAATATAGAGATAGAGATAGGAGATGGTTTGCAGGTGTAATGTATTCGTACACCACACGTGACGGTGTATTTAAGTTTAAGGTAGTTTATACGGATGGCACGGAGTCTTTTGTTAGATACTTTAACAATAAAAAAAGTGTTGATGAATTTAAAGAGGTTAATCCTCGGTGTTATGTTGAGGAAGGAAACTTTATTATTGACACTGGGGAAAGGACGATGTACGGAGTTATTTACCCCAAGCATCGAAGAGAGGGAGCCACATCTCGTGCAGGATTTTTGAATTGGTACGTTACGGCAACTCTCGGTATTCAGCGTTTTGGTGGTATCCAAAGTATGTCTGACTACCACTCTACTCAAGTGTTTGTAGATCACATTGCAAAACGTCTCCGTAGGATGCCATTCTTTTTTAAGTTAATGACTGAAGGATCTTCTGTTCCAAAAGAAGCCATACAATTTACGGCCCCTGCAAACAGAACAGCAGGAGGTGTTGGAACAACTTCTCTTCCTCCACATGAGGGTTGGATAAATCACCGTCCATCAGGGGAGAGAGCATACGATATGGAAAAGCTACACTTCATCCACCATGATGAGGTGGGTAAGGTTGATCCTAAAAATGGTATTAATGTTAATATTATTGATAGATGGAGGGTTGTTATGAAGTGTCTTGCTCAAGGTCCTTACATCCATGGCCTTGGTCTTTTAACATCTACCTTAGGTGAGATGGAGAAAGGTGGTGGTGATCAGATGAAGAGACTTATTCTTGCTTCTAAGTTTGAATCTCGAAATGATAACGGGCAGACAGCTTCTGGTTTATTTACAATATTCTTTCCGGCATATGATGGGCTAGATGGTTTTATTGATGAATTTGGCAATTCTATTGTTGACGATCCAAAAAGACCTATTAAAAATAGTGATGGCCGTATGGTATCTATAGGAGCTAAAACATATTTGAAAAACAAAAGAAAGTCATTTGAAGATAATGATGATCAAACTGGATTGATTGAAGAGATGCAGAACTTTCCATTTACATTAAAGGAATGCTTTATGTCGGCATCAAGAGACTCGTCTTTCCCTGTATTGAAAATTAGAAGGAGAATTAGCGAGCTGACATTTCAACCTCATCTTACGAGAAAATATAATTTTGAATGGGAGTCAGGACGTGGATCTCGTGTTATTTTAAAAGAATCAGATGAAGGTAAGTTTATTATATCACATCTTCCTCCTCACGGATTAAGAAATTTAAAGGAATGGGATACTGATACAGAGTCATGGAGACCATCATGGAATGTGATGAATAGATATGTATTAGGAGCCGATCCTGCGAAGTATGAAACACATGAGGTTAGTGGTAAAAAGAAATCGTATCATGCCGGAGCTATGTTCTACAAGAGAGATATGTCTATTGATGGTGACAATGGTAATGAAATAAAATTGCGTAGTCAATGGAATAGTGATAAATTTGTACTTACTTACAAACAAAGAGATGTAAGTAGAGAAGAGTATGCTGATGATATGGCAAAAGCTTGCGTGTTTTACGGGGCTATGTTATATCCTGAGATGAACATTACTCACCTCTACGAACACTTTATAGATTGGAAGCTAAGTGGATATTTATTATATGATATGAATGAGCAGGGAGAGAAGAAGCCATTACCTGGTAGAATTACCACAGATGGATCTAACAACTCAGCAAAACAGGATATCTTTGATACATGGGAACAGTACTTGAAGGATGGGTGTGAGTATGAGAATCATATTGAAATTTTAGAAGAAACGGCAAATATTGATGGGAGAGCAGAGATGACAAAGTACGATATTTTTACCGCTGGAGGCTACGCACTTTTGGGAAGTAAGTCATTATATCCTAAATTTGTAGAAATGAATGAACAAGCATCTAAAATTGATGGTGATTTATTTGGTACTTTTGATTACTTTTGATTATTAAAATATGAACGAATATACTGTACTTTGGCCTAGGGATGATATCGATCCTAAGAAAAAGAATAACAACTGGTTATCTCAAGTTGGCCGTGCCATTTTTTACCGTTATGAAAATAACAAAACATACTACAGTCGGCATGACCTGGCTCGTTTGTTTGAAATAAAAAATTACTCTGAAGGAAGACAAAGTCCTCAGAAGTATATTGATATGTGGGCTAGCCGAGGAGATGAGAAAACCAAGGGTACTAACAATGGTTTAAACATGGCCAATTCTCGTGGTAAGCGTAAGGGATATGCAAATATTGACTTTACCCCATTCTCTATGGCTCCTGAGATCAAGAGAATTATCATGTCAGTATTAGGTACAGAGAATCAGAGAATACAGGTAGACTCTATTAATCCAGATGCTCGCAATCAAAGAGCTTTGAAGAAGTACCAATTATATATTAAGAGTAAGTTAGATCCGATCTTAAGAAAAATAGGTAAACCTCAAGTGTCTGAAAATGAGTTTGTTCCTGAAAACATTACTGAATTAGAGCTATACGAAACTCTTGGTGGCTTTAAATTAAACTTTGAGATTGGCATAGAAAAGCTTGCTGAGTTTGGTTTAAAGAATAGTGATTGGACTAAGATTGAACGTCAGCTTAAGGATGATGCTATGAACTTTGGATTTATTGTAGTTAAGGATTATACTGATCCTGACACAGGAATGGCAAAGGTTAAGTATATCGATGTTACTAAATTTGTTTGTGCTTGGACGGATGAGAGCCAAGGGGATAACAGCCCGTTTGGAGGTCACTTCCAAAAGTACAGTTTGCCAGAAGTCCGTAAGATTCTTCTTCAAAATGGATACTCAGAAGATGAGACTGAAGGTCTTGTGTCAAAGATTGCTAAGTGGTCTTATGATACTGTTTACGCTAACGATAGATATGGTTGGTCTTGGTACTCTCAAAGAGACACTATTACAGACCGTATGCGTTACGATGATTTCTTTGTTGACGTATTAGAATTTGAATATATTTCTAAGGATAGCAACTACTTTAAGAAAAGAAATAGAGATGGAAGCGTGCAGTTCTACAAGGATATGTTTGGTGATGTTGTAAATACAGAGAAAAAGAAAACGGTAGTTGTTGACGGACATTTTATATATGAAGGTTATTTCTTGCCAGGTGCTAATATCACTGTAGGTGGTAAGCAGAAAAACATGAAAAGAGTTAACAAACAAAAGCCACAACTCTCTTATCGTTTCTTAAGGATTCCAGGAAAGTCTATTACAGAGACGGCAATGCCTATCTATGACTCAATGCAAATCAATCACCTTAAATTACAGGCCGCTAAATTAGCTGCGGCTCCTAAGGGTATTGCAATTGATGTTGGAGCTTTGAATATTAACAGTATTGCTGGAACAATGTTCACTCCATTTGATCTTGTTCAAGTTTATTCACAGACTGGTAACTTTTTCTATAAATCTTCAATCTTAGGCGGTAAGGTAAACACCTCTCGTTCATTTGAAGAGTTAGAGGGTGGTATTGGTAAGCAATTAGCGGAATGGATTACAGCTTATCAGCATGATGTAGAAAAACTATTGCAGATTACAGGAATCACTCCAACAATGGCAGGATCTCCTGCAAAGGGTGACAAGCTGGTTGGTATTGCGGAACTTGAGGTTGAGGCTACTAATAATGCTCTATGGCCATTACAACAAGCTATTGAGCAATTGAAAATTAAAGCCGCTGAGAATATTATTCTCCGTGCCTTGACTACAATGAGATACGACAAAGCTACAAGAGATTATTATAGCGGTGTATTTGGTCAAGCTTCTGTAGATGCTATGTTGACTGGAGCTGAAATGACTCTTGATGAATTAGGTCTTTCTCTCTCAAACAAGGTTTCTCAAACTCAGAAATATAAAATCATGGAAGCGGCAGAGACTGCTCTTAAAGTAGGTCGTAATGGTATGCCTGAGATTGAACTCGCTGATTACACTATGATCATTGAAATGTTAGAGAAAGGTAGAATTAAAGAAGCTACATGGTACTTAAACTACAAGTCTGCTAAGAAGAGAAAGTATAATGATGAGATGGCGGCTCAAAATCAACAGGCTCAATCACAGTCATTAATTGACTTAGAAAAAGCTAAACTTGATGCTGAATTGGCTAAGATTGACGCTAAGAAAAATGCTACTATTGAACAGGAGACTGTACTCTCTCAATTGAGAATACAAGAAGCTCAAGCTTTACAAGCTGCTAAGACAGAGGGTAATCTTGCCGAGTTAAAGACGGAAGCATTTCTTCAAGAACAAACCGGAGCTGAGATAACAGGTTCGATGAGAAAAAAGTAAAATAAATACACACAAATAACACACATATGGAAAATGAAATGAAAGCTACAAGCATCTTTGATGCGTTGGGCGTAAAAGATGAAAAAAACGTAGATTTAGGTAATACACCTGAATTTACTTCAGAAACAGGTGGTAGTGAAAGTTCAGAAAATAATGCAGCACAACCATCAGAAGAGCCTACTTTTAAAGCCTCTGATCTTAAGGCTATCTTTGGAGATTTCGAATCAATTGACTCTATCAAAGAGAAATATATGACTATTGAAGAGCGTGCTAAAAAGTTTGACGAATTTGAGCCTTATATTTCAGAGAGAGAAACTTTATTCAGTCAACTAGAATCTCCATTTGCTAATGAGAAATTGGCAAACTTAAATGCTTTCATTAAAAGTACAGGTATCAACGATTTAGAAGTTGCTGATAAATTCGTGGGAAAGACTGCATCTGATATGCGTGAGACTCCTATTCAAACTATGGCACTTGCTGAAGTAATTAAGGATCCGTCTCTTTTAAAAGATATGACTTTTGAAGAGATTTGTGAGACTATTGCAGAGGAGAATAACACCTATGTAAATGCCTCTAGTGAAGACATCCCAAAAACAATGAAAATGAAATTGGGGAAAAATATCTCTATAGTTGAAGAAAAATTAAATAATATTAGTGAGAATAAAGATTTTATTGCATCTTTGCGAGAACAAATTAACACTCAAAAAGATGGTGTTAATAAGTTAGTTAGTGATTGGAAGCCTATAGTAACAGAGGCATCAAAGATTAACGAACTTGACATTGAGATTGATGGTTTAAAAGTAAAGACTTCGGTGTCGGAGGAGACTAGAACACAAATTAATCAAGAGGTCATGGGAATTATTTCTTCGAACCCTTTACCTGCTAATGAACAAAATATGGATGCTATAAATATGTACATCCGCACACGTGCCGAGGCACTTGAGGCGAAGAATGTATATAAAGCTCTAATAACCGCTGTGAGAGGGGAGGCCCAAGAAGCAGCTCTTAGAGAGTTCCATAATGGATCAGAAGTGGTTAAGCACGAGAAACCTGACGCTAAGTCTGAAAAGTCTCAATTACAAAGGTACTTCGAGTCACAACCATAAAAAAAGTGATTTATAAATTTTAAACATCTATTACAATGGCAAATACATTTGCTCCTGTTTCGGGTGAAGGTTTAAATGGCGGTCTCTTATCGTTATTTGACGCTTCATACACAAGTGGACTTTTGGTTCCACACTATTTACGTACCTTGAAAAACAAGTACGGTGACAACGGTCTTTCTGACTTCCAACTTTTGATGGGATTAGGAATGAAGCGTGGTGTTCAAAACATCACTGGATGGCACTGGGAAAAAGGTTTCTACGATGCTGCTGTAAGTGGTACTGTTCAAACTGGGCCTACAGGCAACCAAGCTGTTATTCGTGTTGAAGGTGAAACAATCAATAGCGTTGACATCAACTTGATTTATTCAAAAGTTGGTCAAGTAGTTATGATTGCTACTGAAGCTACACTTCCTTTGGCTCGTGTATCTAATGTTGCAAAAGTTCCATCTTCAGATGATTACTTGGTTACATTAGATGCGGTTGTTGCTGGATCTCTTTCTGTATTAGTAGCTGCTGAAGTTCATACAATTATTGTTGTAGGTTCTGCATGGGCTGAAGGTTCAGATCAACCAACTTCATCTCAGTCTTTCTGGACTAAGTACAACTGGCAAACTCAAATCTTCAAGGAGACTTACGAGTTGACTGGTACTCAAAAAACCAACGCTCCTCAATTCATGGAAGTTGAGTATGGTGATGGTCGTACTAAAAAGATGAACGGTTTCTTCTACGAAGGACAAGATGAGGCTGAATATCGTTTGATCAAGCAAATCGCTTTGTCAATGATCTTTGGTCAAGCTCAAACTAACGCTGCTGTTCCACAAACTTTCTCTGGTCTTGATGCTGAGATTGGTGCAAGAGGATATACTGCTCAAATTGGTGCTGCTGCTGGAACTTTCGGTGTTGATGACTTGCGTACTATTGCTACTGAGATGTCTAAGCGTTACTCTAGCAACTTGTTCTTGACTTGGTTGACTCAAGAGTTATACTCTGAAATTAACGAAGATGCAAACTCAACTGGTTACTTTGGAAATGCTAACGTAAATGCACTTAATTCTTCAGTTGCCGATGTATTCTTCGGTGGTAACATGAGTGATGTTGAGGCATTAACTGGTACACTTTCATTCCAAGGTTTGATCGTTGATGGTTACAACTTTATGTTGAAGCAAGCTCGTTTCATGCAAGATCCAACTACTTTGGCTGCTGTGAGTTCTACTGCTAATCCAAATCTACGCAGACGTGGATGGGTTATTCCATTGAACAAGATGGCTGATGCTGAAGGTGTTCTTCGCAACCGTATTGAGTTAGTTTACAAGGAAATGAACGGATATAGCCGCTTCATGGAGATCACTGACGATGGACGTGCTTCTGCTCGTAAGATCGGACCAAGTGACGTTGCTAAACTTTACTTGTCTTCAGACTTAGGATTTGACTTCTTCGTATTGGAGCAATTCACTAAACTTAGCCCTGTAAATCCAGCGTAAGTTTTAGTTTAAATATAAAAAGGGGAGGTGAGTTTCTTCCTCCCTTTTTTTTCTTTTTCAACACACAAACAAAAAAAAATAAAAATATACACATATGCTATTTATAGATGGTGAAAAATTCACTCTAGGCACAGAAGAGTTGAATCAATTAAAATCAGTATTTCCTGACTTTATTTTAAAAAACAAATCAATACGTATTACTTACAATGAAAATTCAGTACGTAAACTTCAGACTAATAATCCTGGAATGCCTTTTGTTTTTGCAAAACCAAAATATGGGATGTTGTTATTCTGTAATTTTGTAGATCAAGAAACAGGTGAACAAAGAGAAATTCGTTTTAGTGATGGACCTCCTAGATTTAAGTCGGATGGCAGAAAATCATTTCCTGCTAAATCAATGCCTTTAGACGCAAATTTTATTTTTGATCCTAAAAGAGATAAAGAATTACTTTGGTTTGTGTATAATTTTAGTGACTTATTTGGAAACGGGTTAAAGGGAAGAACTAATTCTCCTTATAAATTCATGATGCCAGAAAGAGAAGCCACAGAGAAAGCAAACGCCCAAATGGCAGAAGCTCGTGCTAAAGTAGCAATTGCAAACTTAACAAGAGAGCAGTTAGTTGATTTTGCTAAGAGTAATATAGTTGTTAATGCTGATGATACAAAAGAAGTTATTATTTCACGTATTTACACCATTATGGATAAGAACGCTGAGTATCGTAACTATGTAATTGACACTCTAACTCCTCCTCAAAATAATGAAATTTTAGATATCATTGAGAAGGCATGGAACTTAGATCGTTTAGTGCCAAGTATGGACGGAACACAGACAATCTTAATTGTAAATGGCAAAGAAGTGACTCTTGCAGATTTACCAGTAGATGACAAGCAAGGATTAGCTGACTTCTTAACAAAGGATAAAAAAGCTTTAAATCTTATTAAAAAAGCTATTAGCTAATAATATTTTACAAAAATCTGAAATGGGGTACGTTTTGTACCCTATTTTTTTTTATCTTCGTGGTATAATTCGTAATAAAAAAATGGCTACTACATTACACTTTAACATAACCACTAAAAAGGTAAAGGTTGATCAAACAGTTTCTCAAGACCTGTACGGTATTATAACCGGCCCATCGGGTGTTGCATTTGTAACTAAAAATGCAATAGGAAATGAGTTGATTGATGGAAGCACTCAATCAATTTATTTTAACCTTCCTCTTGATACTTCAAACAATATTGTTTTTGGTACTTACACGATAAAGTACGGGACTTCTGTAATTGATCCTAATAATTCCGCTACATATACCGTTGAATCATTTACATATTTAGGTGCTGATGTTTTAACCGCTTGTTTTACTGTAGAGCATAATTGTGATTACTACCCAACAGGTTTAATTTCAGCAACTGATTCTACTTATTACGGAAATAACGCAGGAACTGCTAGTAGCCCTGAGATTCTTTCTCGCTCAATTTATTTGTATTATCCTGATGGTTTAGTTAATCCTACTCCAGCTGTTAATCCTGCTGAAGGTATTCAATCTCCTATTACTACAGGTAACTACACTCTCACAGTAGATACTCTTGCAACAGGAATGTGGACAGCTATCATGGATGTTCAACTTTTATATCAACAAGATGACGATTTGGTCATTGAATATCAATTAAAGAAGACTTTAAATCACAATGTAGCTTGTGTAGGTCAATTATGCTCAATTAACAAGTGTATTGACGGCATGACTCAAGCATTTAATTCTGATGTGGCTTGCGGTGTTACAACTCCTCGTTATGCAAAGCAATTAACCTTAATTAACTCTTACTTCTCTCAATATCAAATGGAGAGAGCTTGCGGAAATACAGCTAAGGCAAATGAGTATTTGAATTTAATGAATGAATTAGTGGGGGGTGAATCTTCTTGCGGCTGTTCAGGATCAGGATCTTGCTCAGGTTCTTGCGGATCTTCTTGCTCATGTGATTCATGTGGAGATGATAATACTCCTCGTTGGATTAACACTCCAGGATCTACAACTCAATCTATATTGGAGCAGATTCAAGGTGATATCAATACATTGCAAGATGAAATAGATAATTTATCTAACGGTATAGATTCGAGTAATTCATCTAGATGGACATTAGGAGCTATACAATCAGGTTTAAATCCAGGAACAAATAATTTTGATATAGATAGCGGAACTCCATCATCTGTAACTCAGATTTATGTTAATAGAATTAATAGCTCAAACATAGATGTGCAGGCATGGATAGTTGCAGTAGCTAGTCTGTATAACGGAGGTAATAGACCTACAGTTATACAAATTACTAAAGTTAGCAATCCAGCAATACAGGGAGTCTATCAATTTTCTAGTTATGGTTCCTTTTCAGGCGGTACTTGGTTTAGATTTGGATTAACATTTTTATCAGGAAGCGGAACATTTCTTCCTGGTGATGAATTTAACATATCTTTCTTAAGTAATGGAGCTGATGGGCCTACTGGATCTGAAGGTCCTGCTGGTCCTGAAGGTGTTCAAGGTCCTGCTGGTGTACCTGGTCCTGTAGGTCCAGCTGGATTGAACTGGCAGGGAGCTTGGGTGTCTGGGACTTCGTATGTTGAAGATGATGCTGTTGGATACAACGGAGCTTCATACTTTTGCATACTAGCTACATCAGGAACAACAACTCCTAACTTAGCTACTTCTAACTGGGCTTTACTTGCATCTCAAGGTGCTATTGGTCCTCAAGGAGTTCAAGGCCCTATGGGACCTCAAGGCCCTCCAGGTTCAGTAAGTTCAATTACTTTAACTACTAATGATGTAGGTGGTCCTGCTGATTTTACAGGTGAAGTTCTTAACATCCCAATTTACCAAGCTCAAATCACTCATTTAGAGTATGGCAACATAACTAAAACTATTTGGAATAACGGTAAGGGGGATGTTACTAGTAATACGTCATTTGGAGATGATGCTTTACGAAGTAATACTACAGGATCTGAAACTACAGCCATTGGGTATTCTGCTTTATCCTCTAACACTACAGGAAATAATAATACAGCTGTTGGAACAGCTTCTTTGCAAAGTAACATTACAGGAGGTAATAATACAGCTGTTGGGAGAAATGCTCTTCAACTTAATACTACAGGAAGTGTAAACACAGCTATTGGAGTAAATGCTTTAGCTTCTAATACTACAGGAACTAATAATTCGGCTGTTGGAACAGGTTCTCTGCGAAATAACACAACTGGAAATTCAAATACAGCTATTGGTACATCCTCTTTATTTGCTAATACTACAGGAGGTACTAATACCGCTATTGGTACATCCGCTTTAGCTTCTAATACCACAGGAGGTTCAAATGTCGCTATTGGTTCGTCTGCTCTTCAATTTAATACCACAGGAGGTTCAAATACCGCTATTGGTGTGACTACTCTTCAATCTAACACTACAGGAGTTAATAATGTAGGTATAGGTGTGAATGCTTTATATACTAATACTATAGGAAGTAATAATACAGCTATTGGTTTAAGCTCTTTATTTTCTAACACCACCGCTAATTCTAATACTGCAATTGGTTCATATACTCTGCAATCTAACACTACAGGAAATAATAATGTAGGTATTGGTTCGTCTGCTCTTCAATTTAATACCACAGGAGGTTCAAATACCGCTATTGGTACATTTAATTTACTTAACAACACAACTGGAAGTTTAAATACAGCCATTGGGTATTCTGCTTTATATACTAATACTACAGGATTTTCAAATACCGCTATTGGTACATCCGCTTTAGCTGCTAATACTACAGGAGGTACTAATACCGCTATTGGATTAGGTTCTCTGCAAAATAACACTACAGGAGTTAATAATGTAGCTATTGGTGCAAATTCTATTCAACTTAATACTACAGGAAGTGGTAATACAGCTATTGGTGTAAATACTATAAGTGGAAACTTTTCAAATTCTGTTATATTAGGTAATGGGGCTACCGCTACTAATAATAATCAATTTGTTGTAGGTTCGTCTTTATATAACGCAGGTACTGTTTCCACAGAAACAAACATCTCTGCAAAAGTTTGGAATGTAATAATTAACGGTGTAGCTCAAAAAATATTATTAGCGTAAGTTGAAATATTATTAGGAACACAAAAAACAAAATTGATACTATGATAAATAAAGAAGATGCTATAAATATCATTAATCAGGCAATTAACTCAGCAATATTAAAAGGAGTTTATACACTTAATGATATCACGTTTATTATTCAAGCGTTAAATAAAATATCAGAACTTGAGGAGTTAGTTCCTGAGACGTAATTATTTTAATTAAAGACAGAGTTAAATATGACACTAGACGTAATATATGAACAGCTTTATTTAAAACTTGGAAAGGATGCCTATGGAAACGTAGTTACTCCTGATAGTTTTAATCAATCACTTAGCTACGCTAATATTGAAAAGTTGAATGACTTTTTAACAGTATTGGAGCAGGATGAAGAGATGATTGATAATCTACGTCCTTTTGTTGTTACTCTTGGGGACAATTCCTCGTCTCCTATTTACTTAGATAATTACGGGTATGCTGTTCTTCCTTCAGATTACGTAAGATATGTTCAGAGTAGTCGCATGGATTACACTAACAATACAACGGGATCTGCTGAGGTGTATAGACATATTGAGATGCTAACGAACAAAGATTTTTCTTATCGTCTTAGCACCTCTCTTTACTCTCCAACACTAAGTAGACCGATTGCTACAATACAGAATGAAAAATTATTAATTAGACCGAGAGGTATTAACGATATCAGTTTTACTTATATCAGAATGCCACTCACTCCTAACTACGATTACGACTTTAGCGATATTACTTTTTTACCTGTGTACCTTCCTCCAGGAACTGATCACGGTGATTTACCTGACACTACGGTTCGACCTGGATTTACAGCAGGTGATCCAAGTGAGAGCGTTGAGTTAGAGTGGCCAGAGGATGTACATGATGATATCATCAATATTATTTACAAATTCTTTGCTATTAATCTTAAGGATATGAATAGCTTGCAGACTATAGAAATTGAAAAAGGTAAACCATAATGACTAAGAGAGACCTGATAGATTTAATACAAGAGCGTTTGGCTAGTGGTGATGTTCCTAACGACATCATGGGCCGCTATAAATACCAAACGGTATCGGCTCTTATTGCTATTGTGTATCAAGAAGCAGCAACAGCTGACAACTCGGTACTCGGCACAATGGTACTGCCATATGACTTGGCTGTAACGTGTGAGAACGGTAAGTACATCAGTATGCTTACTGCTGCTCCTGCATACGGTCCGATGAGTGTTAAATACGCTACAGACTCTTGCGGCAATACTTACTACTCTCGTCAAAGTGACGATCAGAATTTATTCTTAAGTAGAATTAAGAATATGTCTAAGCCTGAGTTCTATGTTCGAGGTAAGAAATTAATCTGGACTTGTAATCCAAACTTTGATACAACTACAGTTTATATGGTTCCTAATTTCTTAGATATGGATGATAATGAGGAAGCAGTAATGCCTAGCTCTATATCAGCCATTTTAACTCGTGTGATTGAATTAGTTCGCGCTACAGATACAAGACCTCAAGAAGTTGTAAACAATACGAGCCAAGATAATACTCCTAAACAAACTAATTACGCTCAATAATGGAAGGTACTCCAGTAAAAAATATAGAATACGTAATTCAATCTGCACTCAACCGTGTTAAGGGGCAGACTACAGAGATCCCTCGTTTAGAGCAGATCGGTATAGAATGGATGAGTGAGGTTGTTAGAGGGACTACAGCTTTCCCTTGCCTTAAGGTAGCACACTTAGATATTAACTCAGTTAATCAAGTTGCCCTTCCTCCTGATATCATGAGATACACAAAGATTGCTCTTGACTACGGTGGACGTTTATGGACACTAGGTCTCGATCCGAACATGTCCCTTCCCACAGACATGCAAGCGTGTGATAGTATAACGCAAGCAGGTGTAACAGACGTTCAGACTGGAGTGTATTTTATTGACCACTCATGGAACGGAGTTTATTTTCCGGCACTATTTGCAGCAGGAGGTGGTTTTAACCAGGCTTATTACAGAGTCGATCCGACAAATACTTTTATACAATTAAGTAATGAGGTACGAGGTGGTAAGATTGTTTTAGAGTATTTAAGCACTGGTGCTGACATTAACTCTCAGACTCTTGTACCTCACTACTATATCGAGCCAATGAGAAATTACATCATTTGGCAATTAGCTGAGTTCGAACCACAGAAGTATCCTGTGAATGCTCAGAACAGAGAGAGAATTTATACTGAATCTATGGCAGATGCAGCGATGTCTCAAGGTAATACTATCGATGAATTACTTGACGCATACTACTCAGCTCCTGGATTAAAACTACGATAAGATATGTACTCACAGTCAAACTTTTTTTACGGAGGTATAAATACCGATGACGAGGACCGCTTAATACCTAATACAGATTTTAGAGATGCCTTTTACTCTAGAAACTACGGTATTAATAGTTCTGATGAGGGGGCTTTACAGTCAATGACTGGTAACTTATTAAGAACCAATAACAATTTACCTATTGGAATTAATATTGTTATCGGTGCCTGTGAGGATACCGAAGGAAAGGAAGCGAATACAAGTGGCAACTTAATTCTCTTTGTATGGAATGATTTAGATTACCACACGATTTGGAGATACAGCACTCAAGATTTATCGTATACAAAGATACTTGAGAGTTCTATCCTTAATTTTAAATTAGATTATCCTATTTATCACTCAGC